CCTCCACCAAGCTGACGATGGTCGTCCATTCTGCCACCCGCTACCAAATCGCACATCTCCTTGAGCATGGTCACGCCAAGCGGGGCGGCGGCAGAGTGGCAGCGATTCCCCATATCGCTCCCGCCGAAGAAAAAGGCGTGAGTGAACTGGAAAAGAAAATCGAGGAGGGTCTGTCGGGATGAACCACGATGAAGTGCTGGCGATGGTGGCTGAAATGCAACTGCCATCTGCCTATGACCATTTTGCGGAGGGTGAATCCCCAGACCCTCCGTTTCTTTGCTTTCTCTATCCGGGCACCGATAACTTTGCCGCAGACGGTTTGGTCTACTTCAGTTCCAACGAACTGAACATCGAACTGTACACGGATATCAAAGACCCGGATTTGGAGGCCCGCATCGATGCGGTGCTGACCCAACACGAACTTTACTACACCAAAAGCGAAGTATGGATTGCCTCCGAGCATCTGTACGAAGTGCTTTATGAATTGGAGGTCTGAATCATGGCTGATAAAAACAACAAAGTCAAATTCAATCTGAAGAACGCGCACTATGCGCTGCTCACCATCGCCGAGGACGGCGCGGTATCCTTTGGCACCCCTACGCCGATGCCTGGTTCCGTGTCCATCTCCTTGGATGCCAACGGTGAGCCGGAAAACTTCTACGCCGATGGCGTGGCTTATTATGTCATCAACAACAACATGGGTTATGATGGCGACCTGGAACTGGCAATGATCCCGGAATCTTTCCGCACAGAGGTGTTGAAAGAGACGCTGGATGCCAAGGGTGTGCTTATCGAAAACTCTGAGGTTGAACTGGCTTCCTTCGCTCTGCTCTTTGAGTTTGATGGTGATCAGAAGCACATTCGCCACGCCCTGTATAACTGCTCTGCCTCCCGTCCCAAGATTGAGGGCAAGACCAACGAGGACAGCAAGGAAGTACAGACAGAAACACTCACCATCAAGGCTACCCCGCTTGCAAGCGGTATGGTCAAGGCCAAAACTGGCGATGCCACCGATGCCACCACCTACGCCAACTGGTACAAGACCGTGTATCTGCCGGCCGCTGCCGAAGAGGCTGCGGTGCTGTCCAAGGCTTCTACTACAACGGCAACCACCACGACTTCCACCAAATCCACCACTTAATCGGAGGTAAAGGATTATGAGCATGAGCAAAACCATTGAAATTGATGACAAACAGGTGGCCTTCAAGGCCAGTGCTGCCATTCCTCGCATCTACCGCATGAAGTTCCAGCGCGACATCTACAAGGATTTGCGTTCTTTGGAAAAGGCCGTGGGTGGCTCCGATGAAAAGGAGTCCAACCTCGACCTGTTTTCTTTGGAGATGTTCGAGAACATCGCCTATGTCATGGCAAAACACGCAAAGCCCGAAGAGGTGCCGGATTCCCCAGAGGATTGGCTGGATGGCTTCTCCACCTTCTCCATCTATCAGATTCTTCCCGAAATCATCAAGCTGTGGGGTCTGAACATCCAGTCCGATATCGAGTCTAAAAAAAACTTCGCCAGAGTGAGCGAGAAATGACGACCCCGCTGTTTTTGCTGCGCTGTGTACAGTTGGGCATTTCCATCCGTGACTTGGATTTGCTCTCCATTGGCCTTGTAAACGATATGTACGCAGAAAGCGGCAACGACAGCTACAAATACCCGCAGTTGGCTACGCAGGACGATTTTGACAGGTTTTAAGGAGGTGGAATAGCGTGGCAAACAGAATCAAGGGCATCACGGTCGAGATTGGCGGTGATACCACAGGTCTTACCAAAGCCCTCAATGATGTCAACAAGGAAATCAAGTCCACGCAGGCCCAGCTTAAGGATGTGGAAAAACTCCTCAAGCTGGACCCCACCAACACGGAACTCATCGCCCAAAAGCAAAAGCTGCTGGCGCAGTCCATTTCCGAGACCAAGGAGAAGCTGACCGCCCTCAAGGGCGCGCAGGAGGATTTGGACAAGGCTCTGAAAAATGGCGACATCACCCAGGAGCAGTACGATGCGTGGCAGCGAGAAATCATCGAAACCGAAAACGAACTCAAAAATCTGGAAAAAGCCGCCAAGGACACCGATAGTTCCATCCAGGCAACGCTGAAAGCGGCCGGTTCCAAAATTTCCGAAGTCGGTGATAAAATTTCCGGCGTAGGCACCACATTAAGCACCCATGTTACGGCTCCCATCGTTGCGGTGGGGGCCGCTTCTATTGCTGCTTTCAACGAGGTGGACAGCGGTTACGACACCATCATCCAAAAAACAGGTGCCACCGGGGATGCTCTCGAAAGTCTCTGCGATAGCGCAGATAATGTGTTCGGCTCTATGCCGACCGATATGGATTCCGTTTCAGTCGCCATCGGTGAGGTCAACACCAAGTTTGCGCTGACCGGGAAATCCCTTGAGGATATGTCCAAGGAGTTCATCCAGTTCGCCGAAATCAATGACACTGATCTGAACACCTCTATCGACAACACCGCAAAAATCATCAAGGCGTTTGGCCTGGAAACCTCGGATGCCTCCGGGTTGCTCGGCCTTATGACCAAACAGGCACAGGCCACGGGCATCAGCGTGGATACCTTGCAGAACAGTCTGCTCACCAACGGCTCCACCCTTAAAGAGATGGGGCTGAATGCCGCACAGTCCGTAAACCTCCTGGCGCAGTTGGAAGCCAACGGTGTCGATGCCACCACCGCTATGGCTGGCTTGAAAAAGGCTCTGAAGAATGCCACAGCAGATGGGCTGACGATGGACGAAGCCCTCAAGGCTACGGTTGATTCCATCAAGAACGCCAGCAGCGAAACCGAGGCTCTCTCCATTGCCACGGAGTTGTTTGGTGCCAAGGCCGCACCCGAAATGGTACAGGCCATCAAGGAAGGTCGTCTGAATTTTGATGACCTCTCCGCATCCATGTCCGAATACAGCGGTGTGGTCGGCGACACCTACGATGCCACCAAGGACGGCATCGACAATTTCACCACCGCCATGAACAACATGAAGCTGGCGGGTGCAGAACTCGGCGAGGCGATTTCCAATGTGCTGGGGCCAATTTTGCAAGACCTGGCACAGATGATTCGTGGCTTCACACAATGGTTCTCCGGCTTGTCGGACGGCACGAAAGAGATGATTGTTCGCATTGCTCTTATCGTTGCCGCCGTTGGGCCGGTTCTTGTTATAGTCGGCAAGGTCATCAGCGCGGTCGGCTCTATCGTTTCCGGCATCAGCGGGTTGATGGGCTTGTTCTCCACCTTGAGCGGTGCCATCAGCGCCATCATCCCGGTCATCGCCAGCGTTGGCTTGCCTGTGTTGGCTGTGGTCGCCGCCATTGCCGCGGTCATTGCTATTGGCTATCTGCTCATCACCCATTGGGAGGAGGTCAAGGCGGTCTGCATCAGCGTTTGGAATGCCATCGCCGAGTTCTTCTCGAACCTGTGGCAGTCCATCACCGAAGTGGCGACCGCTGCGTGGAACGGCATAGCGACCTTTTTCACGAACCTGTGGACGGGCATCCAAACGGTGGCTACTACGATTTGGAACGCCATCGCCGGGTTCTTTACTACGGTATGGACTGGCATTCAAACAGTAGTTTCTACTATTGTCACGGCCATTGCCAACTTTCTATCGGCGGCATGGACGGCAATCACCACGACCATTACCACCGTCCTCACCGCCATTCAGACCGTGTTCACCACGATTTGGACGGCAATCCAAACCGCCATCACTACCATCATCAATGCCATTGCCACGGTCATTACTAATGTGCTGAACACCATCAAGAACCTGTTTACCACGGTATGGAACGGCATCAAAAACACAGTCACCACGGTGCTGAATGCCATCAAGTCCACGGTCACCAGCATTTGGAATGCCATTGTTTCCGGCATCTCCAATGCCATGAATAATGTGGTCAACACCATCAAGACCGGGTTCAACAATGCGGTCGGCTTCATCAAGGGGCTGGCTTCATCCGCATTTAGCTGGGGTGCCGACATCATCAACGGCATTGTGGACGGCATCAAAAGCTGCATCGGCAAGGTCAAGGATGCGGTCAGCAATGTGGCAAGCACCATCAAATCGTTCCTGCATTTCTCCGTCCCTGACGAAGGCCCTCTGACCGACTACGAGAGTTGGATGCCCGACTTCATGTCGGGGCTTGCCCAGGGCATTGAGAAGAGCCGTGGCATGATTGCCAGCGCGGTGCAGGGCGTTGCTTCCGATATGGTCATCAGCCCCACCGTGGCGGCAACGCAAATGGCGGGTGCGGCTACCGTGTCCGGCGGCACTTCGGACGGCTCCGTTTCGGCTCTGCTGTCCGGCATCCGTGAAATGGTGGAAGCGGTCGCAACGCAAAACAACAGCACCATTTCCATCCCGGTGTATCTTGGTAACACGCTGTTGGACGAGGTCATTGTCAATGCGCAGAGCAGACAGAATCTTCGCTCCGGCGGCAGATAAGGAGGTGTGACCCTTGGCTTATATCCAATACCTCGCTTTTGAGGGCGAGAACCTTCCGCTCCCGACTTCCTATGATATTTCGATGGATGATGTGGAAGCGGACTCCTCCGGCGAAACAGAAGCCGGAACCCAGCAGCGTGATGTGGTTCGAGCCGGAGTACACACCATCGCTGTGGCATTTTCCGTTTCGCCGCTGTGGCTGAAGAAACTGACCGCCTACAAGCAGATGCCGAAAATCCATGTGGAGTTCTTTGACACCGAAACCTTGGAGGTGCGGCCGGCAGAGATGTTTATCGAGGGATACCGCGCCAAGCTGGAAAAGGACACCTCCTACAAAGGCTTGTGGACGGTGTCCTTCAACCTAAAGGAATTTTGAGAAAGGGGTGTTTTTATGTATTCGGTGAGTGAAGCGTTCCTGGAAGCGGTGCAGAAAAACACCCGCAGCTTTTACTGGACAGGCAAAATCACAACGGCAAAGGGCGTGGAGTACCCGTTCACCAATGACGATATCGTCAAGGGCAGCGGGTACATCACGCACCAATGCTGTGGGAGCAGCGAAATCGAACTCGGCACAGTGTATGCCGCTGAACTCGGTCTGACCCTGCTCCTGGACATAGACCGCTATACGCTGGACAGCGCACAGGTGGAATTGTTCTATCACCTCCGGCTGGACAGCGGCGAGTACGAGGAGGTGCCGATGGGAATCTTTGAGGTGTCCGAAGCAAACCGCACCATCCATTGCCTGGAAATCAAGGCATACGACCGTATGCTCTGGTTTGAGCAGTCCTTCGGCAACGCCATCTCAAGCGGTACGCCCTGGCAGCTTCTGACCCTTGCTTCCAAAGCCTGCAAGGTTGAGATTGGCATGGAGCAAGCCGACATCGAGGCTCTGCCCAATGGCAAAGAGGTATTTGGTGTATACAGCGACAACGACATCGAAACCTGGCGAGATCTGATTTACTACCTGGCACAGTCGATGGCGTGTTTTGCCTCCATCAATCGCGCGGGGCAGTTGGTGTTCAAGACCTACGGCACCTCGCCCGTGCTGGATGTGCCGAACACGCAGCGGTTTTCCAGCAGCTTTTCGGATTTCAAGACCCGTTACACGGCCATCAGTTCCACCAACCAGCGCACACAGACAGCAGAGTATTATGCCCTCGACCCGGACGATGGGCTGACCATGAATCTTGGTGTCAGCCCCTTGCTCCAATACGGCCTGGACGAAACCCGCAAGCGCGTCCTCGAAGCGGTGCTTCAAGCTATCTCTGTCATCGACTATGTGCCTTTCGACTCCACCACCATCGGCAACCCTGCCCTTGATGTGGGTGATATACTGACTTTCTCCGGCGGTCATGCCGATGAGCAGTCCCGGACCTGTATCACGGGATACACCTACAAAATCAACGGCAAGCACACCATCAAGTGCGTGGGCAAGAACCCACGGCTGGCTGATGCCAAGAGCAAGAATGACAAGAACATCACCGGGCTGCTCAACCAGGTGGAAGCGGGCAAAATCATCTACTACAACTTCATCAACGCTGCGCCGTTCCTCATCAAGACCACGCCGCAGGAGGTTCTCTCCATTGAGTATGTGGCGGCCGAGGAAACGAGCGCGACCTTTCTTGCGGAGATACTGCTGAAAGCCAACCCCGAAAAAGGCACACAGCAAGTGGTCGCCACGGACTCCGAGGGCAAGGAAATGACCCTCAACCTTCCGACCGATGGGGCGGTCATGCTCAAGGTCACCTACAAGAATGACCTGGAGGAAGAAACCACCTTTTACCCCATTGACAACTTCAAGGATGGACAGCACATTCTGACCCTGTTCCACCCGATTACAGCCGTTGCCTCCAATGTGGGGCAGCGGTTTGCTGTTCTACTTTCTGCCGAGAACGGCACGGTGGAGATTGGCGAAGGGCAAATCCGTGCTACCATCAGTGGCCAGGGGCTTGTTTCCGGCTTGTCCGGCTGGGACGGGCGCATTGAAGTCACGGAATTCGTGGAACGGATTGCTTCGGGTTATCCTGCTGCATTCGGCTATCGTGTGTTTACCGAGAAATACGGGGTCGTGGCAGAACCGCCGCAGGAGAGCGGTGCAAACGAAAGCATCTCCCGCATTCGTTACGATGCACAGGCTTATGTGGTTTTTGCTCTGAACGAAAATCTCACGGACACCGTCATCATCAAGACCTTTACGCTGGATGTCTACAACCCCGGTCATTACGACCACAGCGTTGTGTTGGTGGATGGCGATTCCTTTGTGCTGAAATCCGATTACAACTTCATCGGCGAGGATACCGACATCAACTATGGCCTTATGAAACACATCGCCATTGATACCACGAAATATGACCGCATCGACAGCTTGGAGGTGAGCCTGTGCTAATTGATGAATCCAAATACAAATGGCAACCGTGGACACAGCCCATCTTTACGGCTGATGATACCTGGGGGCAACTTACCGCCAGCAGTGTCCACAAAGCTGCTGGTGCTGACTACTCGGCCTTTAAGGCTCTGGACGGTGATACCGAAACCCAGTGGGAAGGTGGCGATGGTGTCCTGTTCGGCACATTCAAATGGCAGTTTCCCATACCCCTCCGAATTTACCGCATTGAATTGGTCAACAAGGCCTCCAACGGCACAATGGTCACGAAGAATATCACCGCTTACGCTGATGCGGAAAAAACTGTGGAAATTGCATCAGGCGTATTTGAAGCCTATGGCCGTAGTGCATTAGCCATTGAGCCGGAGACCCCTGTTGCAACTGACTGCCTTATTCTTACTTTAACCACGGAAAACAAGTATTTTGGCCTTTCTGATATCCGGCTCGTGGCTGAGGAGGGCATTCTCAAAGTCGATCTTGCCGATCTTTACGATACGACCGATGGCATGGACTGCATCCGCAGCACCCTCAACGATGACGGCACGGATACCGTTGCAGGCTTGGCTGGCTTCTTCTTCAATAATGTGGAAACAACCAATGTCTATGTAAGCGGCAACCACTGGATCGGCTTCGGCGTAGCGGCAGAGCAGCTTCAAATCCTGCGCCGTGATGGCACCTGTGACCATTTGTATCGTGGCACAGGTACGGTTGGAGATGACATTTCGTACCTCAAACTCCGATGGGAGGGCTACACCGTTTACAATTCCAGGGTTGAAGCCAACAGGCTGATATTTGAACTTTTCCTGCTCTCCAACAACGATATGGTGCTGAACATCATCCAAACGCCGACCAATACAGAGTACCTTGGCACTTCCGCTCTGATTTGCAACGGCAAAAACCAGCCCCTCAATCTTGCTGACGGCTCTGGCGGTGGGAAGCGTGTATGCTTCTATCACCAGGACGGCGGTGGGTTGAACTGGGTTATTGCCTATGAGGAGTACCAGGAAAGTGACTCCTATACCAACCGCTTTCTGCTAAAAGACGGCGATGTATATTACCGCCTCGATACCGTGCAGGACGAGGACTTGAATGATGTTCAGGTTTTAACCCCTGTGGACATTATCAATCTGACCGCTGCAATGTTCCTCAAGTTCGGCTTTGACGATACCCCGCCAGGGAAACTGCTCTTGCCGCTTACTGCGCCGGAGATATTCTACTGGTCATCCAACCCGCAGAAGATTGCCACGCCGAAGGTGGTCATGCGCGCCTATCCGTTCCCGCAGTCCATGTCGGTGGCAGTGGATATGTCCAGCGTGAGCATTACGGGCATTGAGCTGCTCTCCGCAGAATACACCGGCCACATTGGCGTGATTGCCTCTGTGGATAATGGCACCACCTACAGCGATGAAATGACCATCGGCGCTTGGCTCCATACCGATGTGGTGGAACTTTGGAACAGTCTGCCGGAGAACCGAATGCTGCTCCTGACTTTTATCCTGTACGAGGATGCTCATTTCACCCGCTTCAAAATCACCTACGAGAACTAAGGAGGCCACCATGCTTAAAGGCAAAACCATAATTGAGATGAAGGATGTCCACACGGGCGAAGTGGAGCATCTGGAAGAGACCAACCTTATCACCAACGCCCTCACCAAGTATTTCGAGCCGCTCGGCCATGTCAAGTATTCCGACACCCTGTTCAACTCGCAGTCTCCCTTTTGGGAGTATCCGCTGGGTGGGCTGCTCATGTTTGACGGACCTATCGAGGAGCGGGCGGATATGCTCTATGCGCCCGCAAGCGTAAACCTCACGGGCTGTGCTGTTTACAACAAGCAAAATGACACCACAGGAAAAAAGCGTGGTGCCTTCAACACCACCGAGAGCGAGGTCAATGTAACCGATCGCTATGTGAAGTATGTTTATGACTTTGCCACCAGCCAGGCCAACGGAACAATCGCCACCATCTGTCTGTCACACAAAATGGGGGGTTATACGACCTTGGGTGCCGATGATGCTGTGCGCTTGAGCGGGTGCTATCCACTCGTCAATATCTGCACCAGCACTTTGCAGTATGTCTATCCCAGTTATACCGGGGGAAATACGGGAGACCGTTCCACCTACAGCACACCCGGCACTACCGAGTTCCTGTTTGTCATTGACAAGGATGAGGACTACGCCTACTACTTCAAGGTCAACAGCATGAAGTCCGTCTCCATTGTTAAACGAAGAGCGTACCTCAAATCCGTGTCTCTTTTTGAATGCCCATACACGCAGAAAGCTGTGGAGGAGCAGTTCACACTGCCAGATTTAGAGGTTGGGCTGCTCAACGCCAATTACTTTTCCTATAACTTCGACAACGAGGAGAAGGCACTGTACCTGGTATCCACCGCCAACACCAGTTCACTTGCTGCTGGCGGCACTTACCAAATCACAAAGATTTCTTTCGGGAATTGGGGGGTAACGGAGTATACCTGTACCAACCAGGCAAATACGCCGCTGATGATGAACAGTGCTTCCCATTACTCTGTTTTCATCTATCGGGGCTATCTGTATGTAAAAGCCTACAATTCGCCCTATACGCTTTACAAAATAGGTGTGAACAACCCAGCCGATGTCACCCAGATTCGGATGACCGAAACCATTACGCTGAATGCCTATCCTGTATTTGCACTCAATGGTCGCATTTTCTTTGAGTATATGACCAACTACGAGGGCAACTGCCGCAGCTATGTGCTGAACACCGCAAGCAACTATCTGGAACCGCTGGAATCGTACACCTTTGCCGGGTCAAGCAGCTATGTAATGACCTACACGCCATTCCTCGGTGATGATTTCTATTTCTTTGTCAGCTATGGCACTTACACCACAGGCACAATTCGCATTCCTGCGATGTACCTGGCGACCATCAACAATCTGTCCACCCCGGTCACCAAGACCGCCGATAAGACCATGAAGGTCACCTACATCATCCAGGAGCAATAAGGAAGCAAGCGACTGCCCATCCGGGGTAGCCGCTTTTTTCATACACAAAAACGAAAGTGAGGAAACGAAAATGAAGGAATTTTGGAATGTGATCCAGTTGGTGTTTGCCGCCATTGGTGGCTGGCTCGGCTGGTTCATGGGAGGATGTGATGGCTTGCTCTATGCACTGATTGCGTTTGTCGCCACCGACTACATCACGGGTGTCATGTGCGCCATCATCGACAAGAAGCTGTCCAGCGAGGTCGGCTTCAAGGGCATCTTCAAAAAGGTGCTGATTTTCATGCTGGTCGGTGTGGCAAACATCCTGGATGTCCAGGTCATCGGCTCCGGCTGTGTGCTTCGAACGGCTGTGATTTTCTTCTACATCTCCAATGAGGGCGTGTCTCTGGTGGAGAATGCCGGACACCTTGGTCTGCCTATCCCCGCAAAGCTGAAGGATGTATTGGAGCAGCTCCACGACCGCGCCGAAAAGGAGGACGAAAAAAATGAGTAACAGCAAACTGGTATCCTACACCCGCTTAAGCCCCAACTGCTCCAAGCCCCGCAATCACTCCATCGACAAGATTACCATTCACCACATGGCGGGTAACCTGTCCGTGGAGACCTGTGGTTCCGTGTTTGCCCCTGCTGGTAGAAAGGCCAGTTCCAACTACGGCATTGGCACGGATGGCCGTGTTGGGCTGTATGTGGACGAGGGCAACCGTAGCTGGTGCAGTTCCAATGCCGCAAATGATAATCGCGCCGTGACCATTGAGGTCGCCAACGATGATACCACGAGCGGCCAATGGCACATCAGCGACAAGGCACTCGCTACGCTGATTGACCTTTGCGTGGACATCTGCCAGCGCAACGGTATCGCTCGGCTCAACTTCACTGGGGACAAGTCCGGCGATCTTACCATGCACAAGTGGTTTGCTGCCACCGCTTGCCCTGGTCCGTACCTTGAAAGCAAGTTCCCGTATATCGCCGAACAGGTCAACGCACGGCTCTCCGGCTCAGTGGCAACGGATAAGACCGCCATCATGGGCAAGGCTGTGGCAACAGCAGAGCAGATGCAGACCTACATCAAGAAGGTCAATGCCAAAGTGGCACAGAGCGTTCTTGATATGATTCCACTGTATTTGTCCGAGGGTGAGGCAGAGGGTGTGCGCGGCGATATTGCTTTTGCACAGTCCTGCTTGGAAACCGGGAACTTCACCTTTGCTTGCTCTGCCGTTACCCTTGGGCAGAACAACTTCTGCGGTATGGGCGTAACCAGCAACGGCATGGTCGGGAACTCCTTCACCACACCTCAGCTTGGCATCCGCTCCCAGGTTCAGCACCTCAAAGCCTACGCCAGCACTTCGGCATTGGTGAACGGTTGCATCGACCCCCGCTTCAAGTATGTCACCCGTGGCAGCGCAGAGTTTGTGGAGTGGCTCGGTCAGAAGGAAAACCCGAAAGGCCTCGGCTGGGCTGCGGGAGCGGGATACGGCGAGAAGATTCTCACCATTCTGTCTGGCATCGTTGGCACGGCAGCAGACAAGCCTGCCAGCAAGGTTCCTTATCGGGTGCGGGTCAGCATCTCCGATCTGAACATCCGCAAAGGCCCTGGCACCAACTATGCCACGGCTGGCAAGTTCACGGGCAAGGGTGTGTTCACCATCGTGGAGGAAGCCACCGGCCAGGGGGCATCTCTGTGGGGCAGACTCAAGTCCGGGGTGGGCTGGATTTCCCTCGACTATGCAGCGAAGGCCTAATTCATTTTAGTATTGAGGACGGTGCCATATTATGGTGCCGTCCTCTTTTTTTGCCGTGAAAAATCCACCGAGAAATAGCGCGAATTAACTTGACTAATCGCCCCTTTAGAGTGATGTATATGACTACCAAAAGTGAGAGGAGGACAACAACATGAGGATAAAAGTGATAAAGTCCACGGCGGCAGCGGAGCGGAAACGCCTCAAGGTTTGCGCCTATGTGCGTGTTTCCACCGACAGCGACGAGCAGGAAGATTCGTTGGACAACCAGACCGAATACTTTCGCAACTACATCGCCGCCAACCCTGGCTGGGAGTTTGTTGGCATCTACGCCGACCAAGGCATCTCCGGCTTCAAGGAGAGCCGACCCCAGTTCCAGCAGATGATTGCCGATGCCAAGGCTGGGCTGACTGACCTCATCATCGTAAAAAGCGTATCACGATTTGCAAGAAATACCGAGACCGTGCTGAAGTTCTCCAGGGAACTCAAAAGCATCGGTGTCGGTATTTTCTTTCAATTACAGAACATCAACACGCTGTCGGGTGCGGGCGAACTCATGCTCACGGTCATCGCCGCCTTTGCCCAGGCAGAGAGCGAGGGTGCTTCTGATAACGCCAAGCTGACCTACAAGCGGAAGTTCATGGATGGCATTCCTGCATCGGGGTTGGAGCGCACCTTCGGCTTCAAGCAGAGTGCGGATGGCGACATCACGATTGACGAACTGCAAGCCGCAACGGTTCGGCTCATTTTCGACCTTGCCGCCCAAGGCGTGTGGCCCAGCAAAATCCGTGGGTATCTCAACGAGCAGCACATTCCCAACGGTACGAAAACGGCATGGAGCGACAGCCGGGTTTTCCGCATTCTCCATAACACCGCATACAAGGGTGACCTTGTCCTGCAAAAGACCTACCTCGACAGCCGCAGAAAACGACACAAGAACATCGGACAGACTGACCAATGGTACATTGCAGGAAACCACGAAGCCATCGTGCCGCCCGAACAATGGGATGCCGTCCAAGAGATACTCTTCAAGCGTAGTGAGCAGCTTGCTCCCACGCCCCCGCAGAAGCCCGCAGAACGCCGTTCCAGCCGCAATCAATACCCGTTGACGAATAAGCTATTCTGCCCGTTCTGCGGTGCCAAACTGCACCACAGATGGTCAAATGGCGGGAAGCAGGAGTATTGGACTTGCAGTACCAACATCAAGGTTTCGGCTTCGGCCTGCAAGGGCGTTTCCATCCCAGCGGCCATTGCAAACGGGTGGGGCGAGATTACAGAGCCCATCACGGTGATTGCTTACACAGACGAATATGGGATGCGGCAGTTCACCGCCTACCCCAAAGACGAATACGAGGCTTCTGCGGAATGCCCCTACACGAAAGGACAGAATGATTATGGCAAGAGAAATCGTACACATTCCTGCACGGCGGGATTTGAGCAACAGGGCAGCGATGACCACCCGCAAAATTCGGGTCGCCGCATACTGCCGAGTATCGACCGAGCAGGACGAGCAGCTCAACAGCTTTGAGAACCAGGTCACCTACTACACCGAGTTCATCACCAACAATCCACAATATGAACTGGCTGGCATCTATGCCGATGAGGGCATCTCCGGCACCAGCACACGCCGCCGTGAACAGTTCCAGCAGATGATTGCCGATTGCGAAGCGGGCAAAATCGACCTTATCATCACCAAGAGCATCAGCCGTTTTGCCCGCAACACGCAGGACTGCCTCAACTACTCCCGACACCTCAAAGACCTGGGCATCGGCATCCAGTTTGAGAAGGAAAACATCAATACGCTGGACAGCACGGGCGAGTTGCTTTTCACCATTCTGTCCTCGCTGGCACAGGACGAAAGCCGCTCCATTTCCGAGAACTGCCAATGGGGCATCCGCTCTTTGTTCAAGCAGGGCGTGTTGCACATCAATGCCAACCGCTTCTACGGCTATGACAAGGACGAAAAGGGGCATCTCATCATCAACAAGGAGCAGGGCAAAATTGTCCGCTGGGTGTTCGAGTCCTACATGGACGGCATCAACCCCGATGTAATTGCCCGTAAGCTGAACGAGCGCGGGGTGCCTGGATGCATGGGAGAGCCGAAGTGGACGGTCGCCACCATAATGAGCATCCTCGAAAACGAGAAGCACATGGGCGATTGCATTCTGCAAAAGACCTACACCGCCGACTACCTCACCAAGCGCATGGAAAAGAACGAAGGTCACATCGAGCAGTATTACATCAAGGATGACCATGAGCCTATCATCGACAAGGACTTCTGGAACGCCACGCAGATGGAGATTACCCGCCGCCGGGACTACATGAAAGAACATGGGCTTCGGACGATGGGGCGTTACACGGACACCCAGCCGTTCTCAAACAGGGTGTTTTGCGGGGAGTGCGGGAATGTGTACTGGCGCAGAACGCTGACCCGCTTGAACGGCAGCATCAAGGTTTGGATGTGTGGCAAGCGGTACCAGCAGAAAGGTGTGAGGGGCTGCAACAGCGAGAGCCTCAAGGAAGCCGATTTGCACCATGCATTCATCATGGCGTGGAATGCCATTCTGGAAAACCGCGCCGAGTTCCTTCCCAAGTGGGAAGAGCAGAGCCAAAGCGACAACCCGCTGATGGCTTTCCGCGCTCGGCAGTTCATCAAGGCTACCGAAAGCACCGAGCCGATGCAGGTGCTGGATTGCGCCTTGATCAGCATGGTTTTCGACCATTGCATCGTTCAGCCCTTGGGCGTAGTAGAGTTCTACTTCTTGGACGGTACCCGCATTGGCATTGCCACACAGGAATAGCCGTTGGACAGCAATAGGCCACCCAGCTATTGTGCCGGGTGGCCTATTTTACATAGGTTAAAGCATATTTTTAACTATCGTTGAAGCATTGTTCTTTCCAGCTCGTGCATCGCTCGGTGTTTTGGCAAAGATGGTTTGGTAACGCCCATCACCATAATATGTCAGCTTATAATGCTTGCCCTCATCTGTAATGACAAAGCCAAACTCCATAAGCGCTTGGCGTAAGCGGCCTGGCATTCCTGTATAACCTTTCAGCAATCGTTTAATCTCTTCTGCTTTATTTTCAGACAAATGCTGGTAATCATTACTGCCCACAATGTCTTGCACAACGTTTAGTCTTCTTGATTGCGGCAGTAGTGTAGGCATTGCATCACTCAGAACGGAAAGAATGATATCCTTAATTTCGCCTTGATAGAACTCGTCCTCATCGCCCAAAAACAGAATTGGCACAACATCTGTTGCATTCAGCTTTGCATGAAGGCCCTCATTTTCCTGGCGCAGTGCCTCATTGGCACGGGTCAAGTCCTCAACCTGTTTTTGAAGTTTATTGAAATCATCATCAAAGGTTTCAAGTAACTGATCTGCTTCATCCTTGGTCTGCTTTTTTGCGTTCTCCGCTTCAAGCCGTTCTGCTCGTTGCGCCACAAGGCGGTCAGTCAAGAGTGCATTGCTGACCCCCTGCCACGTATAGAGACTATCAACATTTTGGGCGTTTGCGTATTGAATAACCGTTCGAATAACCTTGTCAAACAATACCTTTTCGCTGCCTGTATAGTAATGAAACAAGAATTTTTTATGTTCTACTGCTGGATTTGGGTAGTAAATCCCAATCGCCCCACCATATTCGTTCT